GCAACGAAGCCGACGAGTTCGCGAAACTGAACCCGAACGGTATGCATATCGGCTCGCGGCGCGGGCACAACCTCGGAAAGTCCGGCTCTGCAGTCATGCTGCAGGCGACAGAAACCCAACTCGCCCGCGAGCTGATGAAGGACAAGGAAGAGCAGATGCTGATGATCGGCGCCCGTGTCGTCCAGAAGGGCAGCGGCGCCGAGACGGCAGAGGCGGTACGAATCAGGTACAGCTCAGACAACAGCGTGCTGGGCACAATCGCCGGCAACGTATCTGAGGCCCTGAAGCGCGCGATTCTCGACGCGGAGCGCTTCATGATGGATGTGCCGGACGAGAAGGGCACCGTGTTCTGGCTCAATCAATCGTTCTTCGACGAGACGATGACCGCGCAAGACATCCTCGCCCAAGTGCAACTGTGGCAGCAGGGCTTCATCGCGAAGTCCGATGTACGGGTGAATCTGCGTCAGGGCGGTGTGCTTGAGGCTGACCGCACGGACGCCAAGATCGATGAAGAGCTGGCCAGCGCGCCACCGGTAGGCGGAAACGATGAGTAACGAAGGCTTTCTTGAGGACGCCGCCACGCGGCACCAGATTTACGTCCAGCGGTACGCCGGCGGAAACCTGAAGCGTGTGGCGTCGTTCATCAGCAAAGCCATCAAGACCGCCAAGCAGCGAGTATCGGACGGCCTTAGCGCTTACGGTACGCGTCGGTACAACTCTCAGATCGAAACGCTTCAGGGCGACCTGCGGGGCATCTACGACGACCTCAAAGGGCGTGCTCAGCTTGATCTCGGCGATTTTGCGACCTACGAGGCGCAGTTCAACGCGACGATGCTAGGCAAAGTGGTGCGTGCGGTGGTCCAGCTCAATGTGCCATCTGCCGAGATGATCTCCGCCGCGGCTCTGGCCGATCCGCTGCAGCTCGAAGCGCGCAAGGGCATTCAGCGCATTAGCATTAGCGGCGCACTCGACCAGTTCGGCACCAAGAAGGCTGCCGAGATTATCGGCGAGATCCAGATCGGTTCCAGCCTGGGCGAAACCAGCCAGCAAATCAGCCGGCGGCTGACCAGCATTCACCAGTTGCAGCAGGATCAGGCCGGCGCACTGGTTCGCACTATGACCAACCACATCGCCAGCACCGCGCGAGTGGAGACGCTTAAGGCAAACGACGACATCCTCGCAGGAATGCGCAGGGTGGCGACCCTGGACTCGAAGACGACGCTGTTCTGCATGAGTGTCGACCAGACGGTGATCCCACTGGACGGACCGAAGCCGCCGTATCACTGGGGCTGCCGTACGACGCTCATTCCTGTGTTGAAGGCTGAGTTTGCCCGCGAGATAAAAGGCTCGACGCGGCCCTCAATCGGCCCTGACGGGGTGACGCTGGTATCGAGCAAGACGAGCTATCAAGAATGGCTGGCTCGTCAGCCGGTGGCATTCCAACGCGACATCCTCGGCCCGAACCGGTACGCACTGTTCACTAAGGGTGAGCTGACCCTAGACAAGTTCGTGGACGACAACGGCAAGACGCTGACGCTGAAGCAACTGAAAGACCTTGAACCGTTGGCGTTCGAGCTGGCCGGCGTCAAATAACGGCTAGCCGTTACGGGACAAATTGCCTTGCGTCTGCCGCCTGCTCAGGGAGGTTGCGTCGTTATTTCATGATCGTTGACTGGAGGAAAGGATCTGCATATACAGTCCGTTCTTTCAATTTTTGTTTCGGTAAGTCATGAGCGAAGAACGAGATATTCCAGAGCCCGAGCACGACCACCTGCTCGATCATGAATTCCATGATGATGAGTCGTGGGTCGAAGAAGATGCTCAGTCAATTGTTGATGAAGAAGATGATGACGTTGATTTTCTTGATCAGATCGATCAGGACGACTGATACGGCATTTAACAACCAAAGGGCCCGTCTATTCGCACGGGCCTACATGCATTGAATCGAGCCCTGGCAATCGCCGGGGTTTTTTTATGCCAACGATTTACACAGGCCTCGTCAATGACGGGGCTTTTTCATATCTGCGGGCAGGGCCTGCACCAAGTCTCTGGGAGACAGCAATGACCTTGAAATTCCAACTGGACACCCTCGAAGGCGTCGATGATTCCGTAAAAGCATTGTACGTCGAGAAGGACGGCAAATTCGTGCTGGGCATCGAAGGCTTGCCGCAACCCGAGGACGTGAGCGGCCTGAAGTCGAAGGTCGAGGAACTGCTGAGCGAGAAGAAAGCGGCCGAAAAGGCCCGTCGCGAAGCTGAGGACGCAGCCCGCGCCGAGCGCGAAGAGGCGGCCCGCAAGTCAGGCAACGTCGAAGAGCTCGAAAAGTCCTGGTCCGAGAAGTACGCCCGTCGCGAGGCTGAACTGTCCGGCCAGCTGGAAAGCACGAACAGCGCCCTGCAAGGCCAGATCCGGGATTTGACCGTAGGCCGCACCGCTACCGATATCGCCACCACTCTGGCCATTCCCGGCAGCGCCAAGGCATTGCTTCCCCACATCGAACGCCGACTGAGCGTCGAGCAACGAGACGGTAAACCCACCGTCGTCGTGCTGGACGCCTCCGGCAAGCTCTCGGCGGCAACGCTGGACGAGCTGAAAGCAGAATTCACCAGCGATCCGGCCTTTGGTCCGCTGATCGCTGGCAGCAAAGCATCTGGCGGCGGGGCCGGCGGTGCAGGTAAAGGCGGCGGGGCCGCACAAGGAAAAATCGGCGGCACCAGAGAGGAACGACAGGCCGCAATCGCGAGCCGGTTCCCGGATCTCCCACAATCGTAAGGAAATAACTCATGTCCCTGTCGCAAATGCAGGTTTTCAACGAATACATCATGCCGGCGACTCTTGAGACGCTGGACCAGTATCTGGCCGCTTTCAACGCTGCCAGCCGCGGCGCAATCGTGCTGTCTCCGGACGGTTTCACCGGCGACTTCCTCCAGGAGTCGTTCTTCCAAACCCTGGCGGCTGCCCAGCGCCGCGTGGATCGCTACAGCGCAAACGCCACTGTGGCAGCCACCGACCTGACCGAACTGAAAAACACCTCTGTGAAAGTCGCCGGCGGCTTTGGCCCTATCCGTTACGAGCCTTCGCAGATGACCTGGCTCGAGCGCCCGACCGCGCAAGGTATCGAGGTTGCGAGCCGCGCTTTTGCTGAAATCCTGTTGAAGGACCAGTTGAACACCGCGATCGCTGCCCTCGTCGCTGCAATCACCGCCCAGGCCGCGGCTGTGAACGATGTGTCTGCTACCGCAGGCATCACCTACGCCGGCCTGAACAACGCTCACGCGAAGTTCGGCGACGCAAGCCAGAACCTGGTTACTCAGGTGATGCAGGGTACCAGCTACCACAAGTTGGTCGGCCAGAACCTGGCGAACCAGCAACAGCTGTTCCAAGCGGGCAACGTCCGCGTGGTAGACATCCTCGGCAAAATCTCCGTTGTGACGGACGCGCCGGCGCTGATGCAGGCGGGCACCCCGAACAAGGAAATCATCCTGTCTCTGGTGCAAGGCGCGGCTCTGGTCCACGACGGTCGCGACATCATCAGCAACGTCCAGACCGTCAACGGCAAGGAGCGTATCGAGACCACGCTTCAAACCGACTACACCTTCGGCCTGGGCCTCAAGGGCTACACCTGGGACACCACCACCGGCGGCAAGTCGCCAACCGACGCTGAACTGGCGACCGGTACCAACTGGGACAAGACCGCCACCAGCATCAAGCACACCGCCGGTGTTGCTCTGATCGGTGATGCCTCCAAGTAACCCTGACACCTGAGTCGGGCCTAGTGCCCGGCTTAGTGAGGACGAGATCATGAGCAACAAAAACATCTGGTATCTGCCCGGCCCGTTCCACCAGTACCAGGAGGACGTGAAAGCGCTGGCGAAAGAACACGGCTTGCGCATCGTCGATGCGAGCGTCACCGAAGACCGCCAAGGTGAGGCTGACGACGTGCCGGAGGTGACGCTGCGACATGCTGTTTCGACACCGGTGCTGGTGATCGACGGCCAAGGCGGTGTCGATGGTGCTGCGCTCCAGGAGCTGATCGACAAATTGAATGCCGAGCGCGACGGCATCGTGCTGCTGATCGAAGCGGCCGAAGGTCTTGCTCCACTAGAACATCCGGGCGCTGGCGAACTGCCGATCCGACTGTTCGATGCGCTTACCACTATCCACCAAGGCATCGCCTCTATGAAGGGCAGGCGCGATGAATTGGTGGGAGAAGTCGAATCTCTCGGAGCAGAAGTGGCACGCCTCAAGGCTTTGGCCGAGCCGGTCGACAATGCCGAGAAGATCGCAGGACTCAAAGCGCAGCTCGACGCTGTCGGCGTGCAGTACCGCGCCAACGCTTCGCTGGAAGCTCTGGAAAAGTCGGTCGCCGACCTTCAGAAGTCGTAACTCCGGGGCTTCGGCCCCACTCATTCAAGCGGAGGCCTGATGGCTACCTACATCACCGTGGCGGACGTTGACGCCATCCTCGGCCCAGCGTGGACCACCGAGGACAAGAAGGCGCGCGCGGTCATGCA